AAAGCCATACTCTTTATCGGTTTGACCAAGAAAGAGCTTTAGAGGGCTTAAAAAGAGCCTTAATTGCTATTTCTGCTTATTGGACTGGTTTCTATAAAGAAATTGGATCTGATATTGTCCATTCTGGTAATAGTCCTTTAACTGTCCCTGATATATCCAATGCTCTCAATACGCTCTTAAGTGAAGCAACATTGACCATTGATATTGAAGCCAGAGGACTTAAATTTACTGAGTGTGGTATATGGTCTATATCCTTTAGTCCTGACAAACATACTTACTATAGTTTCCCTGTTGATGCTATTCCTGAACAAAGCCAAGAGGTAAGAAAACTTTTAAAGGATTTCTTCTTAAACTTTAAAGGGAAAAAAGTTATTCATAAAGGAAACTACGATATTACTGTCTTAATTTATGTGCTATTCATGGATGAAGATATTACTAATATTGAAGGTAAGTATTTAGGTTTAGATACTTTCTTTAGTGATCTTGAGGATACCTTATTATTGGCTTATGTAGCTACTAATAGCTGTTCTGGTAACACTCTCAGTTTAAAAGACTTAGCTCAACCATTTGCAGGTAACTGGGCAGTAGATGTTACTGATGTAACTAAAGTACCTTTAGATAAGTTACTTAAGTACAATGGAATAGATACTCTTAGTACTTTCTGGGTATATGAAAAATACTTAGCTTTAGCCAAAGAAGAAGAGCAAGAAGAGTTTTACAGAAACCATTACTTACCTTACCTAAAAGATAATATCAACTGCCAGCTTACTGGTATGCCTATTGATATGGATGAAGTACTAAAACTAGAGAAAGAACTATTAGATGAACAATCTCAATTAGATACTTTCTTAAGAAGTACTACACCTATTAAAAATGCAGAATGGGTATTGGCTGAAAGAGTTACAGTCAAAAGAAATAAAAAACTCAAGACTAAGGTAACTGAACCAAAAGATAATTATGCACCTATCAACTTTGGTAGTACTGCTCAATTAGGAGTATTACTTTATGAAGTAATGGCTCTTCCTGTAATTGAACTTACAGAAGGAGGAGCTCCAGCTACAGGTAAGGATGTTCTTCATTCCTTAAAGAACCATACCAAAAATGAAGAGTACTTAAAGATACTTCAAGCATTAGCTGATTTAGCTGATGTAGAGAAAATTCTTAGTGCTTTCATTCCTGCATTTAAAGCAAGTCATAAGGATAAGAATGGGAACTATCATTTAACAGGCTTCCTAAACATTGGCGGTACTGTTAGTGGACGTTTAAGTTCATCTGATATTAACCTTCAGAATCTACCTGCTACTGGTTCTAGATTTGCTAAACCAGTAAAGAAATGCTTTAAAGCACCTAAAGGTTGGATCTTTGCAGGTATTGATTTTTCATCACTTGAAGACTATATCTCAGCTTTACAAACCAAAGACCCTAATAAACTGAAAGTTTACATTGATGGGTACGATGGACATAGTTTACGGGCTAGATATTACTTTGATGATGATCTAGGTCATATTGATATTTCTGATGTAAATGCAGTAAATGGCATTAAGAAAATTGGTACTTATAGACAAGACTCTAAAGGTCCAACATTTGCACTTACTTATTTTGGTACAGCTAAAACTTTAGTAGCTAATTGTGGTTTTACACTACCAGTAGCTCAAAAGATTGAAGCTAACTACCATAAGATGTATCAAGTATCTGATGAATGGAATGCTAAACAGTTTAAGTTAGCAGCTCAACAAGGTTATCTAGTTGTAGCTCTTGGTTTAAAAGTAAGAACACCTCTTCTCAAAGGACAATCCTACCCATTCAAATCTTCTGCTGCACAAGCACAGATGAGAACAGTAGGTAATGCATTAGGACAAGGATGGGGTGTTCTTAATGATAGAGCCATGAATGAAGTAATGATTAAGGTAAGAGAATTAGGCTTAGAAAAGGATATTTTACCTGTAAGTAAGATCCATGACGCATGCTACTATCTCGTGAAAGATGATGTAGATTGTGTTAGAATACTTAATGACTTAACAGTCAAAGCTTCCCGTTGGCAAGAGCATCCAACTATACAACATGATGTTGTAAAACTACATGGAAATCTTGACCTATTCTATCCTGATTGGGCTCATCCAATTACATTACCTGACTCAATAACTAATACTGAGCTATTCAAATTAGCTGAGGAGCATAAATGACTTCAACAGTCACAATAGTTCATATTCTTATTGTGAATGAAGACTACCATGTATTTGAAAAAGAATTTAGATACACAGGTAAAATTTCACAAGACAATGCCATTAAAGAAGCTCTATCTACAGTCAAAAAGACTTTAGGATGGAGAGACTTTAATGGATACCATATCTACCTCAAATGTCACACGGAGCCTTCCTAATGGGTAAACCAAACGATAAACAACTGCTCAAGCGTAAGGAGCAGATTGAAAATGAGATTAATAAACTAGAAGTTCGTATTTCTATTTTGGAAAAAGAACGTAGAGAAATCATCAATCATTTGGATTTAAATAAACAAAATGTTCACGAATAAATTTAATGTACCATTACCATTGGCAGTATGGTTAGTAACTGATGAGTACCAGTACGCTAAATATGCTAATGAAATCAGTGCTACTTCTTTATTGAAATCTCCTAGATATATTATTGCAAGTCGTAGAGTAATGTATCCAGAACAATTTCCTGAAGAATTAAGACCTATTGTAGTTACTGAAGGAATTGATTTTCCAGATATTCAAGAAAGAATCGCAGCTCGAATTGGTACAGCTATCCATAGTTCTGTAGAACAGGCATGGAAAACAAACCATAAGGAAGCCTTAAAACTATTAGGGTATCCTGAACATCAAATTGAAAGAATTGGCTTTGATGAATCTTGTCAAATTAGAGTTCTTCAAGAAGATAGACTCTACAGAACCATTGAAGTTAACGGTCAAGAGTTTGTTATTTCTGGTCAATTTGACATGATTATTAATGGGGAACTTCATGACATCAAAACTACTAGTACATATACTTATGAATCTGGTATTAATGATGAGAAGTATATGCTTCAAGGAAGTATCTACCGTTGGTTAAACCCAGAGTTAATTACAGGGGATACCCTAACAATTAACTTCCTATTCCTTGACTGGAAAAAGATGTTCCAGAAAAAGGATTCATATCCAGTAGCAAGGGCTTACTCCAAGACTTACCCATTGTTGAGTTTAGCTGATACTGAAGCCTTCATTAGAAACAAACTTAAAACTGTATCTGAATGTTGGAATTTACCCCTTAACTTAATCCCTTGTTGTACAGAGAAAGAGCTATTCTCTAAACCACCCGTCTATAAGTATTATAAGACTGGTTTTGAAGAAGGTAAGCGTGCAAGTAAAGTATTTGATACCTTTGCTGAAGCAAGTGCTTACAGAGCCACTGAAGGTGGATTTAAAGGGGATATTATTGAGAACAAAGGTGAACCATTTATGTGTCCTTACTGTAATCCAGAAGAGGTAGAACAGATGATGGTTCAGACTCATAAACCAAAACAACTGGAGATTTGTTAATGGATTTTTCAACATATCCGTACAATCCTATCGTAGAGAAGATTGTAAACACTTTAATGACAAAGACACAGAACTATGATCCTCAATTTTTTAGACTTCAGGCAAATTTCTTTTTGTCGTTAGTCCCTAGTTCGATGAATGTAACCATTAACTCCCCTATTACAGGTAAAATTCCTGCTAACTTTTATGGAATTTCACTTAGTCAATCGGGTTCAGGTAAAGGTTTCTCCACTAACCTATTAGAACAACGTATCATAGGACCTTTTAAACAAGAGTTTATGAATACAGTGTTTCCTTTGAAAGCAGAACTTTCATTAGACCATGAGGCAAACTTACGTTCTGGTCGTAATGGTCTAAGTCCTGATGAAACACTGACTGCTCTTACTAAAGAGTTTAAATCCTACGGTGCTTATGACTTCTCATTTGATAAAGCTACTGAACCAGCTATCAAACAAATGAGACAAAAAATCCTATTAGCTAGAGTAGGTAGTTTAAACTTCATTATTGATGAGATTGGTTTAAACCTTCAATCCAATACAGAAGCTCTAACTACTATGCTAGAGCTATATGATAAAGGTCTAGTCCGTAATAAATTAACCAAAAATACGGAATCTAGCCAACGATATCAGCCTATGTCTGGCTCTACTCCAGCAAACCTTCTTATGTTTGGTGCACCAAGTAAATTACTTGATGGTACTAAAACAGAGGATGACTTCTTTAGTTTACTAGAGACTGGGTATGCTAGACGTTGCTTCTTCAACTTCTCTCGCTTGATTAAAGGAGAGAATACAATGACACCTGAAGAACAGTATGACTTATTAACTAAAGCCACTACTGAAGCTGAATTAGACAAGATTGCTTATGACATCCTCCAATTAGCTAATGTTAATTTCGTAGGTACAGAATTAACTGTTCCTCGTAACGTAGGCATCTTATTGATGGCGTACAGACAAGATTGTGAGAGACGTGCAGCAGAACTTCCTGAGTTTGCTGAAATTCAGAAAGCAGAACTTATTCACCGTTACTTTAAAGCTCTTAAATTAGCTGGTGTATATGCGTTTATTGAAGGTCTCACAATTATTAACCAGTACCACTTAGAACAGGCTATTAGATTTACTGAAGATAGTGGTTTAGCTATTGAACGTCTATTTAATCGTGAAAAACCGTATGAACGTCTAGCGAAGTTTATTGCATCAACCAATGGTAGTGAATTAACTCAAGTAGACATCTCAGCTAACTTGCCTATTTATAAGGGTACTCAGTCAGCTAAAAATGAGTTAATGAATAATGCTATTGCTTGGGGATACAAGAATAACATCATTATTAAACGTTCATACAAAGACAATATTGAATTCATTACAGGGGAAACTCTTAAAGAGTCTGACCTTAGTTCTATTATTTGTGCTTACAGCCAAGACTATGCAGATGGTTATTTAAATGCTGGATTGAAGGATGTACCTCCAATCTCATGGGATAACTTAGCAACTATGGTTCAAATGGATGGGTATCATTGGACTAACCACTATACTCGAAATGGACACCGTAGTAATGCAGATATGTTAGAAGGCTTTAACGTTGTTGTTTTAGACGTTGATGGAGAAATTCCACTTTCCGACATGATGCACTGCTTACAAGACTATAAATACATTATTCATACTACTAAACGTCATCAAATCCCTGATGAAACAGGTCAGTGTAAAGACCGTTATCGTGTCATTCTTCCAAGTTCTTATGAACTTAAATTCTCTACTGAAGAATACAAACAGTTTATGGAAAACTTAGCTAGTTGGCTTCCTTTTGATGGATTGGATGAGGCAACTTTCCAACCAAGTAGAAAGTGGGCAACTACCCATAACTGTCAAGTATTCACTAATGAAGGTAAATTATTAGATGTATTACCTTTCATTCCAAGAACCAGTAGAAATGAAGAATACGTTAAGCACAATGTCTCTCTTACTAACCTTTCAAATATTGAAAGATGGTTTGCAAGACAGATGTCCGAAGGTAATAGAAATAATACCTTAGCACGTTACGGATTTATGCTATCTGACGGAGGAATGGATTTAGCTTCCATTGAGGAAACCCTACTTTCATTTAATAGTCGTATTGACTGTGGTTTAGATGAAAAAGAAATCCAATCTACCGTAATTACTTCCATTAGAAACAGGAGAATAAATGGCTAGACAATTAGTCTTAATCGCAGGTACTGCTACTGCAGGTAAGAGTGCTTCACTTATGAATATGAAAGACCCTGAAGGGGTCTTCTACCTAGGTACAGAAGCTAATAAACCCTTACCTTTTGCAGATAAATTCAAGAAATTGAAATCTGGTTTAGATAACCCTAATGACGTGTTTCAATTATTTGCTCAATTAGAGCAAATGCCAGAAATCCATACCATTGTTATTGACTCAATTACATTCCTTATGGATATGTTTGAGAGTAAGAATGTTCTTACATCTAAGAACACAATGGGAGCTTGGTCTGATTATCAACAATTCTTCAAAAAACTTATGCAAGATGTTGTTGCTAAATCTACTAAGAATTGGATTTTCATTGCACATAATACTCAAGAATTAATGCCCGATGGTACATACCAATATTATGTTCCTGTAAAAGGTGCATTAAAAGCACAGGGCTTAGATACTAGGTCACTTATGTAGAAATACATATTTACAATCCCTCTAATTGACTGGGAACTCCTCAAGGGTTACAATTATACCTTAGGACAATCAGCAGCTAAGAGGATTTTATGATTATTCCAAAACATCAAGTTACCCAACAATTACTTCAAGAGTATTTAGACTATGATCCTATAACAGGATATCTTACATGGAAAAAGAAACTTTGTAATAAAACTGTTATTGGGAAACGTGCAGGTACTCAAGTAAGAAATAGAGATAATAGAATCATTAAGATTTTCGGTAATGTATTTATAGAACACCGACTGATATGGTTATATGTTTATGGTCATTATCCAAAAAGAAATGAACATATTGACCATATTGACCATAATGAATCTAACAATGCAATCTTGAATTTAAGATTGGTAACCCAAGCAGAAAACAATAGAAACATATCCTTTAAATCTAATAACACTACTGGAGTTATGGGAGTTTGGATAGATAAAACTATTAAAAGTTACACTGCCTATGTAGCTGAAATTAAAGATACCAATGGTAAAAAATTACGTAAATGGTTTAAATCTTTAGATGAAGCTAAGAAACAAAGACAGATATGGGAAAAACAGTTTGGTTACCATATCAATCACGGAATCATAAAACCCTAAAGTTCAACGACTAGAGCATTGCTCGTACACTACAAGCTAATGGTAGTGGAAATGGGGGATACCTTATCAAGTAAAGTTGGAGGTAAAGATATAGTCTGGACTTACTGGTAACAGTAAGCAGTTCATAGGAGAACGCATACACACTTGCGAAGTGTATGGAACATATCGTAGAGGCATATTTCTCTATTGTGGTATATGCTCGCAGAGTTCGTATTAGTGAACTTGAAGAGTTACCTTATGATGAGAACCTTCTACATATTACAGCCAGAGATAGAGCTGTAGGGTACAAACACGTCTATCAATGTGAAGTAAACAAAGAGATGGCTAATAGTCGTATTAGAAGTCCTCTAGGTTGCTTTGCGGAGAACCAAATCTTTATGGACAATGACCTTCAAATGTTATTGACCCATTTAGATTCTTATTATGGTTTATAAACCAAACATTAACTATTAACTAACGGAGAAATCTATGTCATTTGGACAACTTACTAAAGAAACTTCAGTAGAAGAAGCAAAAGAATTCACAAACCGCAGCTTTATCCTTCCAACAGATGTGTATAAAGCAGTAATTGAACAAGCATTTGTTCAGAAAGTACCAGCTAAAGCAGGTGGTTTTAATTATTACATGAACTGGAAACTTAAAGTACACCGTGCTGATGGTTCTACTCAAGATGTTCGTGTACCTTCTCAATTCATTGCTAAAGAAGTAAATGGTAACCTCATTTATTTCTATGAGAAAGAAGGTAAGAAAAATGAATATATCTCATTTGCTCAATTAAGACGTGCTTTAAATACTATTGCTGATATCGACATCTTCAAAGCTAAAGTAGAAACTCGTACTATTCCTGTTTATGACTATAAAACTAAACAAGAAGTACCTACCCAAGTAGAAGTTTACCCAGAAATCTTAGGTAAAGAAGTTGTAGTTGGTTTAGAAGAAGTTCATGAGAACGGTTATAAAGACCCTACTCAAATTATTAAAACCAACCAAATTGCTTTATTCTGGCGTTTAGTAGACGGTAAACCTTTCTCTAAAAAAGAAATCACTGCAGGTCTTACAGAACCAGCAGATGTATTTGCTTGGAAAGAGTCTCATAAAGGTAAACCAAATACTTCTAACTTAAAAAAAGATGAGTTAGCAGTTCAAACTTCAGTTCAAACTAAAACTTTAGAAATTGGCTAGTTATTTATTAACAAGTCCTTTAATGGTTAAGGGATTTTCCCTTAACCTTAACCAATATAGAAATGCTCATTTCTATAAGCTCAATAATGCAAAAGTCGAATATAAAGCCATAATGAGAAGTCAGATAGAGTTACTCCCAGAGTTACCTATTATTAGACTTACTTATGTGGTTTACCCTAAGACTAGCAGAGAGTTTGATATTAGTAATGTGTGTAGTATTGTGGACAAATTCTTCAGTGATGCCTTAGTAGAATTAGGTAAATTACCTGATGATAACTTTAAGTACTTACCTGAAGTGGTTTACAAGTTTGGTGAAAAGGACAAAGACAATCCTAGAGTGGAAATCATCATAGAAACGCTAGAAAGTTTCTTAGACACTGTCTAATAATTCAGATGATGAATCACTAAGCTTACTTTTAATAGCCCTTAAATACTCGATTTAGGGGCTTTTTAGAGGATATATGGAAAAAGCCTTAGATACTCAAGTAGGTGGTGGACATTATAAGTCTAAAGCCATTCAACCAGTAGAGTATATCCATGCCAATGGTATTGGATACTTTGAAGGTAATGTTATTAAGTACGTTACCAGATGGAGAGATAAGAATGGTGTACAGGACTTAGAAAAAGCTATCCACTACCTTAAATTATTAATTGAACTGGAGAACAATAAAAATGCTGATAGTACTATCAGGAAATGAGTTACAAGAAGTTGTAACTAAACATTTGGAAGGTATCTTCCAAGCTGGAATTAAATCTTTATCTGTTGCAGCAGGTGAATTGACTGTTATTGTTGAAGTAGAAAAAAGTCAGACTCAAGAAATAACTGTATCTTTACCGAAAGAAGAACAAGATACTTCACCTAAACCAAAACGTAGACGTAGAACCAAAGCTGAAATGGATGAAGATTCTGAAGATACTGACGTAGAAGTTGAAGTAGAACCTTCTACTCATTATGCAGAGTTACCTTCTATCTCAGAAGAAAACAGAGATAAGTATACTAAAGTATTAGAGTTACTTAATACTAATGTTCGTGGTTCAAAAGACCAAGAAATTGAAGAGTTAGTAGCTACTTTAGACGCTGATACTGTTTTATGGGTTAGCAATAATAAAGCATACCAATTATGGTTAGGTAATCGTGTACAAGCCAAAGCAGTAGAAGAAATTCCGATTCCAGAGTTACCTACAGATGATGTAGCAGAACCTCTGAAAGAGGAACTTCATGCTTTAGGTAAATTACAAGAAGACCCATCTGCTTCATTAATTGCTGAAGTAGCAAAAGAAGAAAACATCACTGAAGAGCCAAGTCCAAGAAGTAATATGCTATTTGGATAATTCTTATGTGCAGACTATGTAAATTAATTTTACTGATACTCTTAGTCTGCCTTATAGCTGCACCAGTAGCTATGGTCTTTGGCTCAACGGTAGCATTAATTGTATCAGTAATAGGTGTGCTTTATGTGTTTGAACATTCCTCAGAGAATAAATGGTAGATATGTAGGATTTCTTAAAATATTTACTACTTACGGAGTTGATGAATTCCCCCTAAAAGAGGAAGAACTATGTGATGTTCTTAGAAGTATTATTAAATACAATATTAGAGGGAAACATTTAGATGACTCTGAAATTTATCCCACAGGAATGTTTAATATAAGCTGTCCTATTGGGGATTTAGATAAACTTTCTGAAAAGTTCCATACACTTGTATGGGCATATAAAGCATCCCAAATTACCACATCTTGTCATATCATTTTATATAATGAGGTTTTAAATGAAAAATTTAGTAAGAGCAGTTAAACATATGCTCGTAGATTTAGAGTTAAACCAACAAACTCTAGCAAAACATTTAGAAGTAAGTACTCTAACTGTTAGTAAATTATTAAACGAAAAAACTACTTTAGAAACCCTTCTTCGTTTATATAAATTTAGTACGGAAAACTATGTAGACATTGCTGGTTATGTAGTTGATGTATTAGTACGTCATTATCGTGTACTTCCAATTCCTGCTCATTCAAGTGAACAAGCAATTCAAACTGCTTACCACACTTTAGTGTCTTTTGATACTTTTGTAGACCAACAACAAAAAGCAACAGAAGCACTAAAACAACCTGAAGAACCAGTAGAAGTTAGAGCTGGTACTCCTTCAGACGCATAAGCCTACAGCCCCGTGTGGGGGCTGTTAAAGCTCTCAGTAAAAAAAGTAAAGATCTCCTACTTTACATTTTTTACACTAACCATTTATAATGGGCTTACTCTGTAAAGAGTGTTGCCCATTTTCATGGGGATTTCCTTAGTAAAAAAAGTAAAAGACCAGTTTCCTGCTCTGGGTTATAAAAGCAGGACTCTTTAATGAGATGTCTATGTATTCACAACCCCAATTTGATTCTATTTGAATATCTCCTGTATAGGCATCTCACTAAAGAGTAACACATTAATTTAATCTGAGTGAAATGAGAGGGAAGTTATCTTCCAATTACCGTGTTACTCTTTACTTTTATGCTCCGTTCGCCTAATGGATATGGCAATTCTCTTCTAAAGAATTATAATATAGGTTCGAGTCCTATACGGAGTGCCAGAATTGTTCGTCAGAGTTTGAGTCTATTTTTATCGTTAAAATAAATGCAAACGATGATTCTTTCGAGGTAGCTCGCTTAGCTGCGTAAGCCCTCCAAGGTTGGTCTGAAGCCTTGTTACCGAATTTCAGCCCTGTTTGGCTTTCGCAGGGATTGTTAGTAAAGCCACATCCTAATATGTATTTAGGGTATATATCAGGATGGTTTATGCCATCAGTGTTTGGTTTTTGATGATTAATCCAAAGTCCTTAGCAATAGGGACTTTTTTAGAGATACCTCCACTCGCCTTTTACTTTGTTCATAGAGTGTTTCCTTTATCTGGTCGGAACAATCAGATTTGAGGTATCTCCAAAAAAGTATTTCCTTTGGTTTGGCATACTAATATTGTTTAACATAGCCACGTTAGTATGTCCTTTTTATTCTTTTTAATGGTATACTTTCACTATATCGTTAAAAGATATTCAAATCTTTTAGAAAGTTTCCTACTAAAACTGAAAGGGGATTTGTCTTAAATGGTCCCGAATTATCCCATAAATATGGGTTATTCAGGGGTAACGGTGTTAGAGTTGTGAGACCCAAACAACCACGTCTGATTGAACGACATCAATTACAGTAAACGCTGTTATATGTAGGTATAAAAAGATTCGGTCCTCACTACCATTCATACCTAGGATGATAAAAGTGAAGCATTGAAGGCGATTGGTAAGCCACCTACTTCTTGGTCAATTTCGGAGTAGTCGATGTAGGTTCGATTCCTACCAATGCACAAAACTGGGTGGGCATCCCAGTGCCTTGATAGTTTGCTGGTTCTATATAAAAACCAGCACCTTTCATTAAACCAGTCATAAGTTAAGACACAAGATATAGTGTGTGGAAAATAACGTTTATTCTTTTATTTTGTGTGTGACTGGTTTAAGAAGGGTAAAACCTTCAAATCACATATAGTTCTCCCTCCCTAGGAAACTAGGGAGTTTTTAAAAAAGCCATAGATTGCACACCTAATTTAAGTAACCTTAAAATTATCCTTTTGTATACAGTGCTTTCTATGGCTTCTTTAAGGACACATCATGAAACATTCTCTTCATATCCCAATTCAATCATATAAAGAATTCCAAAAGAAAGATTACGATATGGATCCGTCTTTAGTACAAGAACTAACAGACAAAATCGTAAGACTTCAAAATCTCAATTTAGAACGCCATATACGCACTTTAGAGAATACCCTAGGGAAATGCCTTAGTGTAGATGTAATAATCCTTCCATACGAATCCTATGACGTATATGAGATGACTTTTAAAAAAGGGAAACAGACACTTCAGATTCCTAAACCAACCTTTAAAGGTAAAGATTAACCATGTCTTCTATGTATAAAGATTTACCTACTTTGTATAAAGAAGAATTTGGTTATGGTTTTTGTTTAGAACTACGGAAAACAGCCTTACTGGATAAACCTTTTGCAGTAGAATTTTTTAGTACTAATACTTTCACTAAATCCAATTATTTTAATACTTATGAAGAAGCTTTACAGTTCTTTGATCATAAAGTCTTAGAAATCCGACAAGCTCTAGACTGTTTTTTAAAAGCAGATGTATATACAGATATATTAGAGGATGTACTATGACCGATACTACTATTATACAAGAGGATTCAGTTACTACTGCAATATCTCTATATTTAAGGAAAACCATAGTTTTCAAACATCCTTACGCAGTATGCTTAAGAGCAGGAAGTTATAACTCTACTTCTTATTATTTTAAAACTCTAGAAGAAGCAGAGACTTTCTATGATTTTAAACTTTTAGAATTAAGACAAGTTCTTAAATTTACTGAAGGTGGTAATTATGGGGACTAGTCCAAAAAGAGATTTTACTGACCTTCTAGATGGAGTTGGATCACTTCAAGACTTTATTTCTTTTTCTGCTCCAGAATCACCAGAACCTGATTGTGAAATTCTGGATGAATTCGATAATGACTTATTTAAGTTAAGCCTAGAACGGTATATCAATGATTACCAAGTATCCTTGATTGGAAATAAAAATATTAAATGTTTTATTTTCAAATCTTACGAAGAAGCCAAGGATTTCTATGATATGAAGGTCATGGAGCTGATTCAGATATTTAAGGACTGGGAAATATGAGTGAAGTTTACTCTGAAG